CAATTGCACCTGGTGTAAATGGGTGGGTTACTGGCATCATCACGTTTGCCCATGGCAACTGACTTGTATCCAATAAGGTCTTATCAGCAGGATGTTCTCCTATGATTGCTACCTTATATCGTAGTCCACCTTTGTTATTTTCTTCATCCGCAGCAGTACCTTCAACTTGTCCAATCCACCAGTTGAAACCATCATTACCTATTTTATGAGAAGGTATTATGCGTGAGAGTGATTCATCCATAAATTAATCGTCATATACTAAACACTCTGGTTCATCAGGGTGCATCTCACAAAATAGTTCAAGTGCATTAGGATCGTGATGATCTCCTGCCTCTATCTCGTCATGATGATGATCGGCATAAACTTCTAGTTCATGTAACTCTTCCAATGTATGCCTTTTCATTGGATCAGAAGTAGCTGGATCGGCAAGAATTTCCTTGTCGTGCTGAATGTGGTCTTCTATGCTTTTCATGAGTAATTACCTCCGTACTCTTTTATTTATTCTCCTCTCTTGGTATCTGTATCTTTAACACCATAGGAGTCTCTAAACAATTCTAGCGTAGTTCTAACTGTTCCGCTAGTTCCTTCAGCAAAATTAAACATATGTTCAACATCTTTAACTAGATAAACACCACTAGACTCTAAATCCCATGGTTCTTCTTCTTTTTTAATGTCTGATGCTTTTCTTTGTACTTTTATTTCAACTTTATCTCCTGCACATATTTCATTATTACCAGGAATTTCAACAGTGCATTGTTGATTCATAAGTAACTCTTTTCTTGCAACTGCCTGTGCAGAAAAATGTTTATGCCAATCAGCAAAAACACTTGGGTTTTCTGAATCCTCATATGGTGATGCAACACCTGGTTCATTAAACCAAGTTTCATGATCTAATACCATTGTCATTAGTCTTGATGGTTTTTCTACTAATTGTTGCTCTCCTACTTTTAAATCAGACACTTTGGTTTGATTACCAAGATGTGCCATATTTTTATAACTATCTGTAATTTTATACTGATACTCTTCATATTGTCCAGTAGATATATTAAAAAATATTATATTAGTAGAATATTTTCCTTTTCTCAAAGCAGTCATCGTATCTACTTCTGATGTAAATGTAATCTTAGAGATCAATGATCTGGCATCAACGCCTGGTTGGTTAGCACCTTTTTCTTGATATCCTTTGTGTATTTCAGTTTTAAGATCTGGTGCAGAAAATATACCGTCTGGCACATCACACAATGCATCAACCGAAAAGAAATTATATCCTCTTTTTGTTTCCCAAAAAAAGAATCCAGCAGTTCCTTTTATTGTTTCTTTTGTCTCATCTGATTCTGAACCACTGTTTGATCCAGTAGAACCTGTAACTCCCTTAGTAGAAACTGCCTTATCTGCTAATGCTGTTATAATATCAAATGGTCTTCTTCTTGCTCCTATAATTACTTGTTTAAATTTTGTGTCTTCTGAGTAAAATGGTTTATCAGAATTAATTCCAATATTTGTTTTTATTAAATCCTCTACAATACCACTAATACTCTTTTGTGGTTGTTCTTTATCATTTTGTCCACCTGATGGGATTCTTCCAACAATTCTTGTTGTCTCATTAAGTAATGCTTCCTCTGAAACTAATGCTAATCCATATGCTTGTTTTTTATTAATTAATACTCTATTTCCAATCTTCCATATTTTATATTCATAAGTTTCACCATCTTCATTTTTTGAAACGGGAGTTTTGACTGTTATTTTGAGAACTTCTCCACCTTCTATAGGTGACTGATTTCCATCAATATCAAGTCCATTTAAAAAATCAGCAGTGTCACTAACTGCTAAGACGCCACTTATAAAAGGAGATAATAAACTTTCACGGTGAATAAAACCTAAAATCATATCACCATTAAGTGGCGGTAATTCTACTCCTTTATTATTTGTGATAATACAACTTATTAGACTTGCCTGTACAGAATATTCTGCTTCCGTCTGTGTTGTATTTACATCATTTTCAGCTACCATTAACTTAGACTCCCAATGTATTGTAATCTAAATGCATCTAATCCTGAACTAGAGAAATTTCCTCCAGATGACTCAGCACCTTGATCAGGTTTACCACCAGTACCACCATAATTATTTGTTGTATTATTTACTATGTTACTTGATCCAGCATTATTATTGAGATCTCTAGATAACTGATTGATAGCAGGAGCAATTTCTCTCACATTTGAACTAATACCATCTAAGTCAACCTTATCATTACCACCAAAATTAATTTTGAATAAAGAATTGTCTCCTTCTCCACTACCTCCCATATTTGCTAACCATGACGCATTTTGTCTTGAGAACTCTGAATAGTTTCTCTTATTAGCATTCAATATACCCTCACCAAACTTGATAAATGTTTCATCATTTAGAGGTGTAACCATTTCTGGAGTTTTATCTTTTCTGTCATTTAACATTGCTAGAACATTAGATCCTTTTGGTATTCCACCCTCTGCCATAGGAACAGCTCCCATGTCTCTAGCAAGTAAGAATCCATCTATTCCTAAACCAAGTCCACTAGTTGCAGGATTCAATCCTAATACACCAGAACCTATTTCTAAACCAGCACCAAGAAGGTCTCCTTTCATAGCACGTTGTATTCCAAAAATTATTCCAAGTCCTAAACCAATACCTGGTATTGCTTTTAATACTCTTCTAAGTCCAACTTTAGCTGAACCTTTCCCAAATATTTTGCTCACTGCAGAATTTTTTAATACATCATCACCATATTTTAATAATAAATCATCAGCAACATTATTACCCATTGCTTTTCTAAGTTCTTTGACAATTTTTGTACTACCATATCCTGCATCTTTCATATCACCAACTCTTGCTAGTAATACTGCTTTTTCTAAACTTTCAAATGTCATATCAGGATAATTCTTTATCAATGAATCAGCAATAGCATCGTTTCTCAATACACTATTACCTATACGATCATAAGTTGCTTGACCAAGGTCATCAATACCAAATAATCCAAGTTTCATAAACTCATCAGCATTTTTTTGACCATATTTTTCAATTACCATTTCATAAACTTCATTATAATCTGCCATATCAAGAAGTCCACGAGTTGAACCCTTTTGAAGAGCACCTCTCACTGTATTCATTTCTCTTGTGTTTCCAAGTGCATTTTGCATTGCTAGTGCTATTTTGTCAGGTTCTTTACCAAATTGTTTGGATAAAACATTCTGTTCTAGCATTCTTTTCACATAAGAATCAGAAGTTGTGTACAAATCTCCAAATTTTGCAGCAGCAGCTGTAGCATCATCTAGATACTTGGAGCTCTTCATACCTCCCTCAACGAGATCAATAACAGTATCTGCCTCCTGTGCACCAAGACCTACCATTTTTGTTGCTGCTTGAGCTATGTTAGTAGGATTTTTTGCTAAGATTTCAGCAGTATCAATACCATATTTTTTATAAAGACTATTAGTTCCCATCATACCAACAATATCACCAGAGGATATTGCTGAATAACCTCTTGCTCCTTTGAGACCACCACTTGCTACGCTAGTCATATTTTTGCCAGCACTTAATGATTTGGATAAAGCACGACTCGTCTTTTCTATTCCTTGAATGTTACTAAGTGCTATTCCAGCTCCTCCCAAACTTTTGTTTTCACCACCACCTCCACCAGCACCACCAGCACCACCAGGTGAAATATTAATCATTCCACGACCACCACCAGCACCACCAAATGATGATCCTCCTATTCTACCGCCACCAAGTCCACCACCTTCAATTGATCTTTCCTCTTTTCTTAAAGAATCTCTTCCAGCTGCTTGTTGTTGTTGACTTAACAACATCTGATTTACATATCCTTGGAACATGATCGCTCTTGCCATGTTCATTTGTGTTCTTTCTAATCCACCAAGAGTGCCATCTATTTTAATAAGTGCTTGTGATACACTTTGCAATCCTTGTGATACACCGCTAAGTCCAGTAATAAGTGCAGCTTCTATATTAGAAGTATCTCCAGTTGCAATTTCGTTAGTAACATTATAATCAAAACCTCCACGAAATCTAGATGCAGCATTACCAGCAGGATCTATTCCTGCAGTTGGAGTCTTTGCAAATCTACCTCTAGTTCTAGCAATTGCATCTCCACCAAATCTACTACCTAATGCTTTCCCAAAAAAGAAACCTCTACCTATTCCTGCCTCGTCTAATGATGTTCCACCAGCTTCTGCTTTTTCCTCTGCAAACTGACGTTCCTCATTTGCCATGTCAGACGCTTCGGTCACTCTATTTTTAATTTGAGACGCAATCATACTAAGGTAATCTTTATTACCTCTAGTATCTGTGTAACCGACTGTTCCTGCTGCCATTATCTTTTCTGCTGTGCTTGTTGTTGTTTTATCTGTTCTAAGTGTTGCATTAATAATGTAGTATAGACTTGTCTTTCAAAGGGCATCATATTTTCAAGATCGCTCAAGCTGTATTTATGATGTTGCATCAAAGCAAAGTTAGTTTTGTAGTATCCCTCTAGCGTATTATGAAAGAGGGCTATCCGAAAAAATTATTAAGTCCCGATATAGTGTAATCAGATTCAACTCCTGTATTTGGATTTTTAATTTTAAAAGTATGTTGCAACCTAGGAGCAGTTTCAAAGAATTTTTGCAATTTTACCATTTGTTCATTTGTCAAACTATCTACAAATTTTATAAATTCTTTATTAGTAGTTGTAGATTCATCATATACATCATCTCCTTGAAAAATTTGATCTATACTTTCTGCAATTATCTCAGATACGTTTTCTGGTGTAATTTCATTACCAGTAGCAAAATTAGCATCTACAAATCTGTCAAATGAAGGATATTTCATTATAACGCCCGTAGTGTCAGTTAGCATGATTTTATTAGTATGTCCTTTTGGAAAGTTAACTGTTACATCTTGCAAATTCAAAGTATACCCAACTTCTGTTTCATTGTCATCTGTGCAAGTTATCTTCATTTCTACTTGTTCACCTACAGATACAGCACGAATATTTAAGAAAATATATTCTAAATCAAAAATAGACAAATTTTCTACTTTTAGTCTAGTTTGGATGCAACCTTTCAATAATTGAACAACTGCTTCTCTAATATTTTTATCATCATTACTTTCTAGTGCAATTAACAATACTTTCTCTTCTTTGACTAGAAATGGTCTATATTTTATTTTCTTCTTTGTTGATGGTAATACCAACTCATAAATTGGTAAATCCAGTTTTGGCAATGCCATAATATTTACTCCAAGGTCATATTTATATTTAGCGACTTTTTGAGACAAAAAATAGCGGGAATTTTTTTCCCGCTTTTATGGAATCAAAAAGTCAATTTTCATTTTACCATTTCCATGTTTACATCTATTTTTCCGTAGTAAACACTCAAGTACCCATCTGGTTGTAATGCAACAGCTTCTGGATGTCTTTCAAGTATCTCTTGTGCCATGACACCACGATATCTTTGTGTGTTACCTATGTAATTCCATTCGTAGATATTGATACCAGATGGTGAGTTTCCTACCTTAGTAATATTCTCTTTCAATCTAACGTCACTTGCCATAGGACCAGCACCTTGACCTGATGGTGCTGTTTGCGTAGTGGATGTAAGATCCTTGTTGAGGATATGATGTCTTGTATAGTAGAACTGTGCTGTTACCTTTGTTAGTTGTCCTGTACCAAACTGTAATGGAACTGCATCAATTGCAAATGGCCATGCTCTTTCCATTACATAACATAATGATTCTCTACCAACAGCACCAGCACCACCTATTTCTGTTTTTGTAATGTATATGTCTCTACAATATTGTTGAGGATACGCCAAACGATTTGATCTATTATTTTCATATTTTCTACCATCTCCAGCATTTTTAGGAAGTTCTTTAAAAATTTGACCAAACCATTCATTAAGATATTTTAATGGTGTCATGGTTGCATCACATTGAAATCCTAATTGAAATTCTGTAAACACCCTTGTATGTGCATAATTTATTTGTCCTTCACCTAGATATCTACCCTTTAATGTTCCACTGGCAGCTTGAACATTAGGAAGTTGTGCTTCATCACATAGAAAAGTAAACATTGGTTCACCTGATCCACCATAATTACCCTTGTCTGCTAATCCACTTACACCACTCCCCTTAATTTCAACTTTAAAGCTGTTGGAGAGAGACATTCCTCCTTTAGTGTTGGTTGCTTCTATGAATGTGCTTATAAAATCTGCCACGTTTTATAAATATAAGGGAACATATTATATTTATGGCGTACTCTGGGATTTACA